TAGGGTTAGATTTAGTTAGAAGGTTTGTATTAATGGGATTAGATACAAAGCAAGATGTATTTACAAAAGATTTAGCAATGGCTATGGACGCAATTAGAGGTCTTTTATATAGACAATTTAAAATGGTACACCCTATACAGAAAGTTACTGATGGTGCTGTTAAATTAAGAATGAATAAAGCAGGCGTAGTAACTGCTAGAATTGAATATGGTAATATTAGTGATGAAACTTCTGCTCGTACCAAACCAATAACGAAGAATATATCAGACGATTTAAATAATCGTAATAGTGGATATTTTCAATTTACAGAAGATTTTGAATTTAAACCAGAGTTTGATTCAGACGGAAATCCACCATTTCCAGTTGGACCAGATGATGAAGGTCCTGATAAGGACAAATAGAATTTTAATTATGGGAAACCACTTTAGTGCGATTGACCATAATAAAGTAGTTGTAGAACTTAAAACTTAATTTAAAGGAGGTTAAACACTAATGTTTAATTTTTTATTTAATAAAAAAGGAGACGATATAATGGCAAGACCAAAAATATCTAAAACGCAGAAGGTATTAAATCTTTTGTTAAAAGGCGAAAATGTTACTTGGAAGACTTTAAGAAACAGATTTGACTTACTATCACCAAGAGCAATGGTTGATAAATTGAGAGAAAAAGGACATATGATATATGTTAACAGGTCTGTTAACGGAACTTCATATAGAATTGGAACTCCTACCAAAGCGATTATCGCTGCTGGTATAAAAAAACTTTATGGAACAGAATACTCTTACGCAAATAGAGCCTAGTTCCTAAAGGTGAGGAAGGCAGAATTACCTGCTTTAGGAGGCGACCAAAGCTAGCGTGGAGGTCGCCTCACTTTCTCAAATGGAAAAACAATGAGTTATAGTGAAACAAAGCAAGTTAAAGTAGAACAAATATTACCTAAAGATTATGCTGAAAGTTTAGCAAAACATTTAGTTGAAAAAAAATATTTTTTAAAACGAGTAGATGTAAAGAAAGTAGAAAAGGCAGTTGTTGAGTTTGATAACTTTAATGAAATTTGGCACGCTAGGACTAGATAAGGAAATTTATGACTAAAGATGATGAAGAAAATACTTTATTTCCAGAAAATGGAAATGGTAGTAGAAGTACAGACGAACAAGATAAGACATATGAGAACGAACACGAAAGAGATTACTCACCGATGGTACATCTTTCAATTAGAGAGTATGATAAGTTAAAAGAAAAGACAAAGTTTATTACAGACCCTACCTTGATTGGCTATATAGACAAGATAGAGTTTTTTGTAAAAGAAATAAGAAAACACATAGTTAGAACGGATATAAAATGAGTCTAGCAACATTTGGACAATTGTTTTCAACCGCTAAATCTAAAAGAAAATTAAAGATTAATGTTTCAGACGGTAAAGAGTTTAAAGTAGAGAAAGAAGGATTATCTTTTAAGAAGATTTTTAAATCAGCTCAAAATACAGCACCTAAAGGTACTAAAGAATTGAAGGTTGAATATACAAATAGAAAAGGTACTATCATAGACCGTTGGGTTAAAGTTCCTATGGGTCGTAGTAAGAAGAATAGATAATGACAGATAAAGTAATAATAGTAAAAGTGTTAAATGAGTGATGGAAAAATAGAAAAGTTTTATGATAAAGCATTTAAATTAGCTTGTGAAGTAGAACCTGAATTGGTTGCAGGTGTTTATATGGCACAAGCATTAAGATTTTATAAATCATTTTTAAATGATGATGAGTATAATGATATGGTTGATACTATTTCTGAAAGTAGAGATAAGATTAAACCATTTTTAGACAAAGGAACATTACATTAATGATTATCGTAGATATGCACCAAGTATTGATTAGCAATATAATGGTACAACTTACAATGAAAAATTGGAAAGGTGGTACCAAAGAAATAGGAGTTGTTAATAAAGAAATGGTAAGGCATATGTGTTGCAATTCATTAAGAGGTTATGTTAGAAAATTTAGTAACGAATATGGTAAAGATAATCTAGTACTTGCTTGTGATAGTGCAGACCCTTGGAGAAGAGATTTCTTTCCGAACTACAAATGGAGTAGAAGAAAAGGTAGAGAGGAAGATAAAAACAATTGGGATGTAATGTTCAAACTAATTTTAGAAGTACAGAATGAGATTGCAGAAAACTTACCATACAAAGTAGTTGTTGTAGACAACGCAGAAGCAGATGATATAATTGCTGTGATTATAAGTCTACAAGAGGAGGATAAATACCTTATAGTATCGGCTGATAAGGACTTTAAACAACTACATAGGTTTAAAAATGTGTTTCAGTACTCTCCAATTCAAAAGATAATGGTAGAGGAACACAATCCGAAAAGATTTTTACACGAGCAGATTATTAAAGGTGACCGAAGTGATGGAGTTCCGAATATTCTGTCTCCTGATGATGTGTTTATTACAAAGACGAAACAAAGTCCCATTACAAAAAAGAAGTTAGAGGAGTGGGCTGAGGTTGATAATATACCTTTGGGAAGTGAGACCAAGAAGTATTATAATAGGAACAAGAAACTGATAGATTTGACTATGATACCACAATCACTAGAAAATTCTATTATAAATAGATACAAGACTTGTAAAGTCCCTAGTAGGTCCAAACTACTACCGTATTTTATGAGCTATAAACTTAAATCACTAATTGAAAACATTAATGATTTTTAATATTGCAATATAAAGAGGAAAACTGAAATGGCTGAAAATACTAAATGGAATCAAGCATTGGCAAATCCTGCTTTAAGACAAGCAGCACAAACAGCGTCATCTATGATGTTGACTTTCCACGAAATCTTAACTAAAGTAAACAACGCAAAAGACAAATCTAAAAAGATTGAAATTTTAAGACAACACGATAGTGCTGGATTAAGACAGGTCTTAAAAGGTGCGTTTGACCCCAAAATAGAGTGGGAACTACCAGAAGGTAGACCACCATATATTGAGAACGAAGCGCCTGTTGGTACAGAACATACTTACCTATACACAGAATCTAAAAGATTATGGCATTTTGTTAAAGGTGCAGACAGGAATTTAACTAAAGTTAAAAAAGAAACACTTTTCATACAAATGTTAGAAGGACTTGAAGCAAATGAGGCGAAACTATTAGTTGCTGTTAAGGATAAGAATCTTAACAATACCTACAAAGGGTTAACTTCCGCAGTTGTGAAAGAAGCATTTAACTGGAATGATGATTTTGTCAAAATTGAGACATAAGAATTAATGTTTTTAGGGGGTTTTTATCACAAAATCCCCATATTTTCCCCAAAAATAGGCAAAGATTTCGCTTGACAAGGGTACGACTTTATGATAGAATAAATATATTAACAATGAAGAAAGGTATATTATGTTTAATTTGATTAAGACATTTATTGGTATATGTGTGTTTATTTGGTTAGTTGGTGTCGGTTTACACTTGACAATGCAAATTGCTAAAGCAGATGATTATACAACTGCTACAACGGCTCATATCATAACACAAACGGTTATAAAAGATGGTGACATAGACCATAAGAAAGTCTTGTCTTCTGAATTGGAAAGATTAATCCATAGGTTGGCAATAGATTTGACTTTTGTAATGCAGGAACACTTACCAGAGATTTTGGAAGGTATTGCTGCTGAAATAAGAGTAAACAAGATTGATAAAATATATAAAGAAAGTCAAACTAATTAAGGGAGGCTTATGGAAAACTTTGTTTATGCGATTGCAGATACTTTACAATTGATGTATAGTATTATGCCGAAGGAAGTATGGATTATAATATTTGCTTGTGTTATATTATATTTGCATTTAGAATATTCAGACTGGAAAAGAAACAGAAAAAAATAATAGGAGAGAGAAGGTGACAAGTTTAAAACCTAAATCAGTTAGGTATGCAACACTTAAAAAAAGAGTTAAACACGAATATCAACATACTAGTAAGTATACGACAACTTACAAGGATATTAAGAAGGTGTTTATTTGGATAAATGAGGCAATTTTTGATAATGAACTACAACCTTTCAATGATGTACTTCTTAAAGATTTAAGAAATCAGAAATGTTTTGGACAGGTTACACAATGGGAATGGAAAAGAAAGGGAACAACTGCCTTTCATCTGGAAATGTGTAGACACTATAGAAATAAAAAGGAATTTATTGATACTTTAGGACACGAAATGGTCCATCTGTATCAGATGACAAGAGGAGATAGTGGGAATCACAATAAGTTGTTTTATTCATTTAAAGGTAAGATGAATAGAGCAGGAATTGATATGATTTAATTATTTATATTATGATGTTAAAAAATAATGGGAAATTAAAGATAAGAGTTAAGAACAAAATTGATAATGGCATATCGTCCATACGAAAATGGACAAAAAGATTATTAGGAATTAGTTTAATACTTAGCCTAACCTACCTTTGGGGAACTTTTTATCCCAACAAATACACCCAACATATAAATGAAAAAGAATACGAATTAAAGTATTTGGAGAAACTTAAAGAATTAGATTTAAGAGAACCTGCCTTTGAATATAATAACAAAATGCAATTTGTTAGGGCAGTACATAAATGTGTAGATTATTTAAATTTCACAACAGCAGACGAGTATAGAGTACCATATGAAATGGTTACAGCACAAGCTGTTTTGGAAAGTGCTTGGGGAAATAGTAGATTTGCTAAAGAAGGAAATAATTTATTTGGTATAAGAGTATTTGAAACAACACAACCACATATGTTACCAGAAGGTATGAGTAACTGGCCTGGTTGGGGTGTAAGAATATTTGCTACGAAATGCGATAGTATAAAAGAATATATTAGATTAATGAACGAGCATCCTGCTTATGAGAAGTTTAGAAAGTTAAGAATAAAACAAATTAAATTAAAAGGTCAAATGGAACCAATAGCATTGGTTAAGACACTTGATAAATTTTCTACTACACCTGATTATCCAGAACGAGTAATTAGAATTTTACATAAGATTAGAAAATTAGAGGAGCAAATGTAATGAGACCAAGTAATTGGGAAAACGAAAGTTATAATAATATTAAGGAAGATAATCGTCCTTATATAGACCCTTTTTTAAAGAAGATGATAGAACAAGCTTTTATCACTTTTGAGCATATGAGAAAAGGTGAACGAAAAGTTTACTTTACAGGTAACTGGCAAAAAGATGTAATGATGTGTTTTCCAGGAAGACAATCAAATAAGATATTTAAAAAGATGAGGATGTTCCTAGATAATAGAAATTATATGTTTATGCAGAAAAAATTAGATTATGCAGAAGGTTATGAATATATAGTTGTGAGGAGATAGTATGGGATTATTAGCATTATTAGCAGCATTAAGTATTTCTGGTGTCGCCGCCTTGTATAGTATACTAGGTTTGGCTGCTATATTTGCTGGTGCGAAAATACCTATTATGATAATGGGTGGAGTGTTAGAAGTTGGAAAACTAATAACTGCTTCTTGGTTATATCAGAACTGGAGAAATCCATTACTACCAAAATCAATAAAATATTATTTAACAACTTCGGTTATTGTTTTAGTATTTGTTACCTCAATGGGTATCTTTGGTTTCCTATCAAAGGCTCACCTAGACCAAGTTAAACCTACTTCATCAAATGAAACTAGAATTGTTTTAATAGATAAACAGATATTACAAGAAGAGCGAGTAATAGTACGAGCAGAAAAGACTTTAGAAAGATTAGATAGAGCTTTAGATGTTTATTTAAATAAAGAATATGTTACTAGAGGATTAAGAGAACGAAAGAAACAAAAAGAAGAACGAGACGAACTTAATTTATTAATAAACACCGCTATGGATGTTATTGATGGTTTGATGATAAAGAAACAAGAATTTCAATTAGAAACAAAAATGTTAGAGGCAGATGTAGGTCCTCTAAAATACATTGCTGAATTAATATATGGTGAAGAAGAAGCAAGAGACCATTTTGATGAGGCAGTTAGAGCAGTTATAATAGTATTGATATTTGTATTTGACCCATTGGCAGTATTGTTATTAATAGCAGCTAATATATCACTATCAGGTTGGAATAAAAGTAGAAAAAATAAGAAAATCTATAATCAGAAGAGATTAGATTTACAGATTAAAAAGGAAAACGAAAAGCATAAAGAAGCTAAGAAACAGATTAATAACTATAAAGAATTTTTTAAGAAGTTTAGTAAGAAGCATTTAACAAATGAAGATTATGAGAGGTTTTTCCTTACATTAGGTACTAAAGAATTGAGAGAAATGGGTTTGGATCCAGATGAGATAAGAATTAAAATGGACCAGATACTTGATTGGAATACAAGTGCTGTTAAAGGGGTTTCAGCTAAAGATAAAACACTTGTTAAATCAAAGGTAGTTGACCTGGAGAAGCGTGA